AGATCAATAACCGTTGGTGTGTTTCCGAATGAGCCAAAGTTTTTGAATGATATAGATTTCAGATTTATCACTTATTCCAACTCTCCACATAAATGTCACGAATCAGTGACTTCAGTTTATCTTTATTATCAATCGTTTCGATCTTGTCGATCTCGTCCATCAATAGTGTAAGTGTATCTTTCTTGAAATCAACTTTTTCTTCGTCAACTTCAATCACTGTTTCATCATCAACAATTGTTACGCTTTCCGGATTCTCACGGTAAAGACAATCCATGAATCGCTCATACTTGATGACATCTTTCTTTCCCTTCACGATCACACGAACATAGCAACCAGCATACTTAGAGCAATCAAACTCATCGAAGTCATCGTCATATTCTACAACAAAAAATTTATTTTTAGGATTGACAATAAATTCTACTTGACTACTGTTTGTATTGTAGACCCAGAAGCCTTTAGAAGAACCTAAATCGTTAAAGGTCATTTGATACTGAGTTCCTAAGTAATTAACATTTCCTTGAGTAGAATGTTGATGAAAATGACCGCTTAAGACCTTATCAAACTTCTTAAACAAAGACGATTCAAGACCACCACGAAACGGAACGCCGGGAATAACATAATGACCGTTGAGTTCCAAATGACCGAGCAAAACATTTGCATCGTTGTTTTCAACATATGAAAGAAAAGAATCCTTATTCTCAGGAGAGATCCAAGGCAAGAACATGAATGATGTTCCGTCGAAGTTCAACACTCTTGGTTTTTCATGAACATCAATATTATCATAGTGGCCAATCAACTCACGAACAGAGTTAACAAGATTCGTGTTCTTAAAATAGCAGTCGTGGTTGCCGGGAATGACATGAAGGTTCACACCCAACTCCTCAAAGCGTTTGAAGAATCGAGTGCGGACCGTATGAAGTGTATTCATATTGATAAACTTGCGACGATCAAACACATCTCCGAGGTGAAAGACGGTCTTGATATCGTTTTCAATTAAGTATGGAAAAAATTGTTCGTCGAAGAATTGAAACATGTAATCAAGAAAACCTTGATGATCGTTTCGCACTCCGAAATGTGTGTCATTGATAATGGCTATTTTCATTTAGTTTCCTTTTATTATCTATTTTAACAGATAATAAAATTATGTCCAGTGTCCTGTCATCGCATGATCAAAACAATCCACAAAGTTTTCTTTTTTTATTTGATTTATTTCAGGGTAGAATGATTGGAGAACACCCGGACCAGTTAAATTTAAAATATGTTTTGCAATATTTCTTACGTTAGGACTGTTGTGTTTGTTTAAAATCAAAACTCTTTTGCCGTGATGATTTGTTTTCCATATTTGATTTGCCTTTTCTAACACCCGCAAAAGAGTGTCATTAGACTTCTCGGAAATAATCATTGAATTTTGGTAGTGATATGTTGGATAAGGAGACTCCATCACAGATAAACCAGATGGTAACTGATCATGGAAATCTTTGTAAAAAATAAAGTCCATGTCCATATAAATGCCACCATATCTGTGTAGTAACATATACCTAAACATATCCACTTTGTTTATCGTAAAAGGATACTCTTCAATCAATGAAAGAAATCTAGGGTAATATTTTTTCGTAAACTTTTCCGTGGTATCGTCATTCCACAGATAAAATTTATAGTCCTTTAAGTTTTCTCTACAATCTTCTCTTATGGATTCCCAATTTGGATGCCACTTAGTTTTATCACTTGGTGCTATCTGATGTATTATCTTTGGAATCATCTTTTTTCTTCTTCTTCTTTTTCTTTTTCGAGGTATCAAAATTATCTACATCGTTTTCCGATAAAGAAAAGAAGTTTGCAATTTCCTTCTTAGAAGATCCTCGCTCAAAGTAATTTTCCTTAAACCACTGAGAGAATGTGCCGTCATCATTTTCTTCCATCATTTTATATTTAATGTAAGATTGCTTCTTTTCTTTTTCTATACGACGAACAAACGCAAAGTAAACAAATTGTGTAAAATAAGAGAATGGATTGGTTGATTTTTCAGGATCAAAGTTGTGTGCATACATCAAACAATTTTCAATACCATCCGAAACCATTTCCTCTCGATATGGGTAGTTAATAAAATTTGGTCTATGTGAGAGTCTTTCTGCTATCTTTAAGAAACACTCCCCGATATATTCTGTCACAGGAGGTCTTGGTTCATCACATGCGGACGCTTCGTTAACCTTTTCTTTCCATTTACACATTTCATCGAAAAATTTTTTGTTGTCCACATAGTGATTTTCTTTCATTAGAGATACATCCTTTAGATAATTGTTTTATTTTTATAGTTTATTTTAGCAAATTCTTCAAATTCTTTCAAGGTTCTTTTTGTTCCCATTGAATATTTTCCGACCGTTTTGTTCTCAATAAGATTTTGTAATTCGCTTCTTGATTTCAATTCAAATTTCCACCAACCGTTTGGACCGGGTCCGGGAAAGTCTGACCAAAAAGTATTTCTAATTGAATAATCATGTCCAACTAAATTTTTTGGTGTGCTATAAACGTCGTAACCATGCGTAAATAATCGTATTGATAATTCGTCCTCTTCACCTAAGAAAAACATGTTTGGGTTGTGTGGAATATTGTTTATTGTATCAGTGTAAGTGAAAACGAAACCACTTCTAATCCAAGGTGTTTTTGTCGGTATGGGTAAATCACATTCTGTTTCCCCCTTATTTACCGCTAAACTTTCATCACAAAAACTGTTTGCACTTGTGACTTTACTGTTATTAGATTCAAATATTTTATCTGTTTCCCTCTCTATCGGAGGTAAAACGTTTGATATAATCGAATTTTCTTTCATATCAAGTTGTTCTAACATGTGTCTGTAATATGTGTCCCATCCCGCTTTGAACAAACTATGTGCATCAATTTGAAGATAGTATTTTTCATCTTGTATTTGTTTTCGGATTAAGTTTCTAGCCCAACTACATCCTTTAGAGTGTTTGTATTCCACTCTTATTACCTCTACATTTTCTGATGGTTGAGGTCTTACTTCCGTTCCACCATTACCCCATTGATCACAAACCACAATACGAATAGAGTCCTTGTCATCTGCATGACTTAAACACGAATCTATTGTTTTTTGAATTTGCGTATCTCTATATGATGCAATTGATACAAAAATTTTATTCTTTTTCGTCACCCTCTGTTTCCTCATCATTTAAATAATCTTCAATATATGGACTCCAATCTGTCCATTTTGTTCCAAAGTCGTCACGATGTAGTTCTGAACTCGTGTCTTCGTTTTCAGAAATCTTTTCTCTCATATTTTTCTTTTTCTTTTTCGATTGTTTAAAATCTTCTTCAGAAAAGAGTCCGCTTTTAAATAATTTTTCTATGTCGGAATATGGCAATGCAACAGACACAATCATCATGTCATCACCTCCTTCTGCAACGTCTCCATCACCCTCTTCTTCAGTCATACTGTTAATCATTTGTTCTATTTCATTATCAATGATTGATTTCAAATCATCAATGGATTTGTATGTGGATTCGTCGTGTCCAACGTCTTGTGCTTCTTTTTCACGATCATACAACTTAACAATTTCACTTGATGGTTTGAGTATGGCAACAACAAAATCACTTGGAATTTGTGTTTCAATTTCTTGTGTATGCGAAAGCCAGTCTCTGAGAACTGTAAACTCTTTTTGTCCTCCTCTTGGATCTAACTGTAAAGCCGATCTGAAGGTCATTGGTCTTTTGATTTTAAATTTTTTCTTTGCTGAACAAACGATCTCACAAATAATTTGTTCACCGCTAGTTAACTTTAAAATTCTATAGGAGTTTGGTATCATCTGGCATCTCCTTCAGATTAATTTTTTTAACGTTGTAGTTAAAGTTTTCATTCTTGTAAATCTTCAACCGAGATTTCATGTGATTATATGTGTGATTTGTATGTGATTTATATCGAAGATCGTCAGAAATATCGTAAACTGTTAACATTTCTTTCTCCTCCGACTTTCTAAGCCCCCTGCCAATAGATTGTAGAACACGAATCACTGACTTCGACGGGGATGCAAACACTATATTATTTATGTTCTTTATGTTTATTCCTGTGGAACATGTTCCATATGAGGCAATTAATATGACATTACTTCTCTGATCCATGAGTTTTCTAATGTCCTCTCTCTGTTTAACGTCAGTCCCACCGTATATCAGATGTGTTTCTTTCTCTGTCTCGTTTTCTATCATAGTATAAAGTGGCTTGCCATGTTTTTCAACATAGTTAAATAAAACTAAGGTATTTCCCGGCAAGTTTGTCGCAAGTTTTGTAATAAAATCGTTTCTTTCTGTATTTGAAACAATCCAATCCATCTCCTCTTGATACTTTAATTTTTTCGTTTGATTTTTATGTGTGTCACTATGATTTAAAGTTAAACACTCTATGTTTATATTAGAGAGAATGTTTTTTTCTATTAGTTTTTTTGTTGTGATTATTTTTTTAGTCGTTCCAAATAATCCTTCGATTACAAGTTTATGTGTTTGTGTTCCATCTAAAGTTCCAGTTGTCCCAACTCTATAGTCCGTGTTCTTTAATTTTGTTAAAAGACCTGTAAGAGACTTTGCTTTGTATAGGTGACACTCATCCCCCACAACGGCACCGAAGTCATCAAAATCTTTTTCAGGAAGCCGATACAAACTTTGCCATGTGCTAATAACAACTCGCTTTAAAGTCTTCTTTGATTTTCCTGAGTGTATTGTGTGACAATTATTTTTAGCGTTCCACGATGAAAGTTGAGAGTATTGTTCAAAGTCACTGAGTAATTGTGTAACCAAACCTGTGGTTGGAACAATAATTAGAATTTTTTTATCTTCAGGAAGTCTTGAAAGATAATAACGTATGAGAACATAAATGATAAGAGACTTTCCGGATCCTGTTGGAGAAAGTAAGAGACATCTCCTCTTATTAATAGCGTGATGTATTGCGTCAAATTGGTGTTCATGTGGCATAATCTCCTTATCACCCAACGACAACTTCAAAGTTTTTATAAAAGAATATACAGTTTCTGGGGAAACTTTTTCGGGTTTCACTGCATCGTAATCAACCGTATAATTTCTATCTTTGGCAAACTGTAAGACATAATCCACAAGTCCAGCGTATATTTTTCCGCTGTGAACGTTAAACAGTCTTATCTGACCGTCCCATATTTTGTTCTTGTATGCTGGTGTGTATTGATAATTAGGAACAAAAAAAGTAAAGTGCTGACTCAGTTCTTTAGACAAAGCCCTCTCACACTCGACCTTTATATGTGCCGAATCTACATGTTCAATAATTAAGTCACTCATACACCATATTTATGGTGTGAGTTTACCCCGCAAATTCAGTCATCTTCATCCAGTCAATCGCAGAGCGGATGTTCCAATTTAAATTGTTAATTGCTCTTATTACACCGTCAAGATAACTTACCTTTTCACGAATAAGTGCGACTTTATGTTGGAGTGTGATTACTTCATCATCAGCATTGATGAATCTATCAATGTCAGTTTTAAGAACCGTTAGATCAAATGACTCCCATCCAAGTTCCTCTAGTTCTTCATGACTCATCTTACCTGTGTAGTAAAGCCACTTTCGATGTCGGAGTTTGGTTAGATCCGTTTCTAGTTTTGAAAGGGTGAGTCTATCGTTCATCAGAAAGTTTAGATACTTATTGTGGATCTGTGGAATACGAATAGATTCCGAAGCAAGTTCGGTTTTATCAATCGTCAAATCTTTTTTGACTTCGGCTTTAAGGTTTTCTAGATTCATGTGGATATTATAGTATCCCGAACAATAAAATCAATTATAATGTTTCAAACTCATAGGTTTCAAAGATTAAACTAACCGTCGCAAGAACAGGTTCACTGTCGTTAAGTAATGATGAAAAATTAAATCCAGACAGCGATGTTGGGAAAGTATTCTTAAAGTTTACTCTCCTTTTTGCGTTGTATGTGCTGTTTGTGATGATAAGAGAGGCATCAGAGAAGAATTGTTTTACTTGACTTCCTGCGATGATATTTGCATCGTTCTCATAGTTACCAATTCCCTTCATCCAATTAAAAATCTCTTCATAGTTTTTCATATCCTCATCCACAATAAATTGAATAACTAGTGGATCATGAACAAACCTACCACCAACAAATTGGTTTGGTCTTCCCAGACTGTTACCGATTTCAACTGGTGTTAAATTTGTTGTTGGGAATGTGACACTCTGTGCGAAGTATGCAATCGTTGGAGTTCGGAAGAGTGAAAACTGGAAAAAATTAGATGCAAGATAATTGTTAGTATCCGGTATCGTTGGGTTTACCGGAAAATCTGCCGTTGAGCCATCTTGTCCTGTTGGTATAACGTATGTCATACTTTATGTATAATGAAAAAAGGGAGCCCGAAGGCTCCCCTTTTCCCTATCACTCCACTAGGAGTTTAGTTTTTAGAATCCGGTGTTACCGTGAAGGTTCTTCACAGCGAAGATTCGGTAGTAGTAGTTACCAACAGAGGTAGAACCTGCTGTGGTGAAGTCACCGTTTGTTCCAGAGACAAACGGGTTAGCAACCATACCATACCGAGTCTTGAAGCCAATCTTCGGTTGGAAGGTGTTCTCACCGACTGCTCTCACCATTTGCAGAGGAACATATGGGCAGTAGAAGATACCAGCGTCATATGGGTTTGCACCTCTGTAACCAACCATGCAGAAGTTAGCGTTGGTCTTGGAGTATGGGTCGATGTAGACTCTCATCTTACCATTCAGGATACCAGCAAAGGTGTTACCTGTGTCATCGACTTCGAGTTGGTTGTTAATCGCAGGAGAAAGGTTCAAGAAACCACCCATAGCGAGGGCAGAAGCAACGTCAGACGAGCAGACGATGAAGTTACCCTTACCACGACGAGATTCCTTAGCGATCACGTTGGCTTCACGTTCGATTTGGAACATCAAACCACGGAATCTTTCAGCACTCCAACGACCATCAGAGTCAGTGTTCAGATCGTAAACACCAGTGGTTTCCAAGTCACCTTGTTGACAACCAGTGATTGCTTTGAAGTAGAGAGTTCTGATGAGTTCACGGTTGATTTCAGTCAGAATCTCAGTGCTGAGGATGTTAGCGAGTTCAGTCTCAGCGTCGAGTCCGTGAACAGCCTTCAGATCCTGAGCGAGTTCTGTGGTGTATTCGGCTTTCAGAGCACGAGTCTTGGCTTCCACAGCGACTCTCTCGATGGAGAATGCCATCTCTTTGAATTTCGGATCGCTGGAATCGGAAAGACTTTCACCGTCACTTGTGAGCATCGCACGGAACTTATCACCGAAGACAACGTTGCCATCACCACCTCTTGTCCCAGAGGTCGAGATTGGATCAACACCGTCAGCAGCGGTGTCAGCAGCACCAGAACTACCGTTGCTGAAAGCACCACCACTGGTGTTACCAGAACCGGAGAACTGTGCGAAGGCTTCTTGGAAGAGAGCCTCGTTACCAGTTTGACTGTCATACTTGGACTTCATCGCAAAGATAAGACCGGTGGGAGCCGACATGGGCTGAACACCAGCGATATCATAAGCCATCAAGTTAGGCATAGCACGACGAACGAGCGAGATCAGAACGGGATCGTAACCAGCGAGATTACCAGCCGAACCAACCTGTGCGTCCGAAAAGTTACCACCCATTGCGTTGGTGGGTGCTTCGTTCAGGGACTGCTCACGAAGAGCCTTTTCTGTGTTTTCGAGAAGAACGGCAGTCGTTCTTTTCTTGTGACTGTCAAGTTCAGGAAGAGCGGAGGTTTCCAGAACAGGTCCCCACTTTTCTTCTAATACATCATACGGTGTTGCGTTTTCCATTTTTGCTTTCTCCTAGATTTTACTCTGTTTGTTGAGTATTTAGTGATTTGGGTTTTTTAACCCTTACGAGATTGTTTTTCGATTGCTTTGAGGTAATGTCCCATCACACCAGATGCTTCCTCAATGAGTTTTTGAGGTTCGTGTGTGGTTTCATCTTCAGTGATGAGAGTTTTAGAAGTCTTTCTTCCGAAGTAACTTTCACGAATCGCTTGAAGTTTTTCAGCGTAGTCTTCATCGCTTTCAAACGAAACATCTTCCGAAAGAGAGATAAACTTTTGCTTATCCAACTCTGTCAACCCTTCAGAAAGATTGTGAGCAATGTCACCCTTTCTGTATTGTTCAACAGCACTATACAGTTCGCTGTTGACTTCGAGTGCTTCATCCAATTGTTTCTTGTAATCTTCAGACTTCTCAAACATTTCGTCTAAAATGTTGACTTTAGAATCTGGGATTGTGATGTAGTGGTTTTCAAAAAGATCCTTGAGATTATCAATGAAACTCTCAGCGATCTGTAATCTCATACCATTTTCGACGGCGAGTTTGTTCTCTTCCATCCAGTTCTCAACAACATAGTTAAGATACTCATCTACTTTTCCAGAGAGGTTTTCGACAACATCAGAAACTTTCTCTTCGAGTTCTTCTTGGAACTCAGACTTCAAGTTTTCTGTAATGATGTCGGTTCTTCTTGCCAATTCTGCTTCAAAGATTCCTCTGAATTTTGTTTTGAATGATTCGGAAAGACCTTCACCATCAAACATTTCAGCGAACACATCCTCTTTCACACCTTGAAGATCACCATCTGCTGCTTCTTGACCGGCAGCACCTTTAATGGTGTCTTTGTTTTTCTTTGAGTTATCGGGTGCATCCAACGTTTGCAGAACTGCACCTTTGCCCTCTGCGTCTTGGTAGAGAGCAGGATCTTCAAAGGACTTTGTGTCCAGTGTGTCTGCTTCACTTAACTTTTCTTTTCGAGCCATTTGTATCTCCTTAGTAGTAGTGTATACTTTTAACTGAGTTATTTATATTTTTTAAAGTTTTGAAAGGAAGTCTTTGAATAAATGAATCGCTTTTTCTTCAAGTTGTCTACCCGACGCTTGCTTTAACTGCTTTTCATACAGTGCAATTTGTCTTTCTTGAAGCACACCATTCTCCCAAATCCACTCTCTACCTTCCATAATTCCATTAACAAACGCATTTGGAGCGGATGGATCAGCAACAATATCAACAGCGGCAAGCATAAAGTCTCTTTGGACTTCGTTGACACCGTTCTCTTGCATTTTCAAACTACCCATACCACGAGAGGACACACCGAGTTTTGCACCTTCGTCGATGAGATTCATTGCAATTTTACCCATAGGTGTTTCCATAACTTTTGCTTTTCCGATAATGTCATTACCAGATTGCTTAAGTTCTTTAATCATATGTGATGCTCTGTCAAGATTAACGGTTGGGCCTTGTGGGTGATTTAATTCACCCAAAGCACGGTTTTGAGCAACATAATCTTTGTTGTATTTTTCAACCACAGGCATCAAAACACCGTTAGGATAGATTCTTCCGTTTCTATTTTTTTGTTCTGCTTGCATGAAGATACCTTCAATGAAGTAATTTTTTCTGCCAGTCTTTTCGTCAGCCTCGCAGAGAAAATTGATATCCTCATTCATTTCTGTGATAAGTTTCAGTCCCATTAGTAGGATCCTCCCTTAGCACGATGCACTTTACCTACTCCAACTTTCTTCTCTCTGGCTTCGGTTTCGTTATGATCGTGAGCACTCTGGTGACTGAGATCAACTTCATCAAGTTTCAGTGACTCATTGGTTTTCTTTTTCTCAGTTCCCTCTTCCTCGTTTTCCCTTTTTGTTGGTTTACCAAGACCGCTCTGTCGTTTTACACCTAAACCTCGTGAGTCAAGTCTCCCCATTTTTTCCTCATATTGCATATCTTCTTTCTTCATCGCTTTACCGATGGCTCTTCTTCTATTGGCAAGATATGAATCGGTGTCGTCTTCATCACCGTCGTTGTCGATGTCACCATCTTCTTTTCCAACGGGATCGAGTTTTTTCTCGTTCAGAGAAAGTAAACTTTCTGAAAGTTTTTCATAGAGCAGGGAGTCAATGACATCTTTTGCATCAGTCATGCTTCTCTCAAAGATTTTTTGAACTACTTCTTTTGAACTCATTTTACTCTCCTGTTTGAATTGATTCTAACAGAGAAATGAAT